TTATAATTTGTGTTATATTCTAATTTTGGTTTAATTGTGTATCCGGTATAATTGTCACAAAAAGTCGCCTCTGAAATTATTGATATTGAACTTCCCGTACCACCAGACAACGGAGAGGTTCCTTGGTAACCAATTAAAACAAACTCTTCTGTGTGACTTTTTCCATTTGGTTGGGGACATGGGTCGTGCTCAATTTTTGGTTGTAATCCCAAAATTTTAAATTTAACCTCTTTATTTGCTGAATCAATAACATTAAAATCTATAACATCATTTTGGGAAACACCTGTTAATTTGTATACACAATCACTAACCTTTTCAATATGAACGTCAGCATTTTCATTTGTTCCACTTATACAATTTGCATAAAAATAAAATGACCAATCGGTCCCTTCTTGTACACCCGTCTTATAACCAATTAATTCAATAAATAAATCGGAAACTAAAGTACAACCAGTTGGGGTTTCACAATATACGGTACCGTCACCGTATACATGTGCACTCATTAAATTACTATTCTTGTTAACACTATAATCTGTTTCAAATCTATAATCAAAATATTCAGAAACAGAACAATCATTTGGTCCTAATTTTACGGAAGAAAATCTGACCTTTTCGACACCATTTACATCGGTAAATGTTTCCCATTTTATTAATGGAATTGTTTCAGAATAATATGTTTGTCCTGTTGTACCTGTAAATGGAGAATATGGTTCATATCCTGCACTATTTCGAGTAATGGTGATGTCTGAAATTAATTCACTTAAAGCATCCAACCATAATTCTTTAATTTTATCAACATCAGGTTCTAAATAATCTTTATAATCACAAATCAACGATAAGTTGATTGGGTCGTTACTTGTAACACCACTAGTACAACCAGTTAAAGGTTGTAAATCAAATAATTTAGCACTATTTGAAGTGTTGGTTGTTCCACTTAAAACAACGTACATATTTGAAGTTAATCCACTATAATCAGCCCCACCATATATCACTCCGTCTATTTCAATTATCGGATAAAAAGTAACTCCCGTCAATCTTAATAAAGACCTAAAATTAATTTCTTCTCCTAATATGTTTTCTAAATCTTCTTCGATATATGTTTCAAAATCGGGATATAATTCTTCAATAAATTGAAGAGGTTGACAATCATAAACATATGGATATTTTGGTCTTCCGAATACATTGTTTTCAATTAAATTACCACCTGTCCAAAGTGTGGACGCTGGTACCAATTGTTCAATTAATTGAACCCAATATGGTGAAATTTTATCAACAAATTCTGTTACAGTAATTTGGTGATATGGTGTAAAACCCGTGGTTTGTGAAAGATAATCACGATACACATCTTCCAATTGAATATAATTCTTTTTGTATCGAATTTTATTTGAATTCTTTACAAGATTATGAATAAATGTATCTAAAAATTCAACAAACGTTTTTCCTGTTTGTGTTGGTAAATTGTTGTTTGTTCCAAAAGAAATTTCCAATTCTTTACTACGTCTAAAGACATCGTAATCAATGGCTCTAGCCGGTGAAATATATATCTCGATGTTTTTTCTATTTAGAATTAAATCTGAATTATCTTCTTTAAGTCTAGCTTTGGTATTATCTATGTCGGAAACCAAATCATATCCTGTATCTAAACCTGGTAATGTTCTAAAAACATTAAAATAGTCTTCACCGTAGGTGTATGGTTTATTTTTTGTGATAATTGTTTTTGTTCTACCAGTTAAAACGGAGTTTGTGGTATCCAATATTAAAGGTGAACGGTGTGATAACGTTATATCGTACCATCCCGCACCTTTTTCAAAGAAAATATCTTCAGTTTCACTGTACGCTCTTCTTGGTAATCCATTAATTTCATTAACGGGATACCCATCTCTATCAAACGAAGTTGTTCCTGTGTAAGTTTTCTTTTCATATGTATAACCAGTAACATTTAAAACCGCAAAAGTGTATGTTTTATTTCCTTGAATCGCCTCATAAATGTCTTCTTCTAAATCAAAACTCGCGGGTAATGATGTAACTTGATAGATATATTCATTAATTTTTATTAATGGTTCAGGTGCACCAAGAAATTTTAAAAAAAACTCTAAAGCCTTTCTTGTTCCTTTTGATTTGTATATCTCAATAAGATTAACTAAAAGTCTTCTATAAAACTCATATTCTGCTTCGACTAAATTTGTACCGGTAGAAATACCCGCATACGTTGTGTTTATTCTCGTATAAAGAACATCTTCTAATTTTTTTTCATCAAATAAATTTGTGGTTGATAGTCCAAGGTTTTCAGATAAATTTTTTAATAATACATCAGGTAAATTATTAATCGAATCATAACTCACATTTCTCATGTAAGCAATATTATCAATATATTTTTTTACACTATCAAAACTCTGTCCATATAATTGAAAGACGCTTTCCGCTCTTTTATCTTCCGTATCAAATTCAAATAACTGAGGAGAAGATAAAAATCGAACCATTAAATTTGATTTATAATCATCAATCTCGTTTGCAATATCACTTAATCTTGTTACGTAAAGTTCATAATCTATACCAGTAATTTGAATGTTATACCCATCATTTGATAAAGGCCATGATGTTGTTACACTTACTAAAGAGGTTTTTGAATTATTTTGACTATCTCTAGGTACTCTAAAACTTGACGTATATATGGGATTTGTTTCTCTATTTAATAATGATTGTTCTAAATCATCAAGACCTGAGAAAAATTCTTCTATGAGTCCATCATTTGGTCTGATTAGAACATTGTTTAAGTAAGTGGAACCCGTAAAAGGTTGTCCATAAACTTTAAATTGGATTAAATTATCTACATTTGGTTCTGTATATTCAAGAATTGGGTATGTGACATTGTCAACAACAATAACATATTTGGTATATGATGAATAAAAATTCCTTAATTCATTTTCTGTTTCAGGTTTTATTACTGAATTTGGTTCAATAAGTACCAAATCAAATGGGTTGAAGAATTTACTTCTTTCAGTATAAAATATTGTTGTGTGAGCACTGTCATCGTATGTTGAACCCGACACACTATATGGTGAACTACTTATTGGACTATCAGCAACAATATTGATAGCACCAGGAAATTTATTAATAATTCTTGTTAGAGAAACTAAAATACGGCTAGATAAGGAACCAAATAATGATTTATCCGCATATTTTTTATTCGATTTAAAACTAACCTCATTGGTTTTTTTTGTTTTTGTTCTTGTTGTGGTTTGAATACCATCAACTTGTTTTATCGAATCTAAAGTTAAAAATTCTGAAAATGGTGTTGTTGAAAAACTCTTTGAATCTCTTTGGGGTATTACTTTATCCAAAGAGAAAACCGTGTTGGTTAAGGAAGATGTTCCATCCGTTATTTGTCTACCAACTAAAAAATCATTAAATGTTTCCGCACCGCTCGCAGCTTGACTTGGTACTTTTCTTTTTGCCATTATGTTTCTGTAATAGTATCAAAGTTTAGTGTTTCGTCAATGTCAGTTCTCTCTTCACGAACCTCATATAATGTTTCATTAAATTCATCTTTAACTTCGTAAAGATTATATTGTTTATATATGTTGTTGTTATTGTCATAAATGGTGTAAATACCTTGTGAAACCGCCTTACTTTGATTACCATACAATGCATATGCTAAAGTTGATGCGTCATGCTCAACCATTTCTATCTCTATTGTTGTGGGATTTAAATATGTGTTTGTTAAAATTATTTTTTGAGATGGTACACCAATAAACGGAACCGTATTTGGTTTATTTGTTGGTGCTGAAGATGGTGTAACAGTTAAGAACATCAAATTTGTTACTTGTTCACTGTACTGATATCTTATTGCTTTTTGAGAAGTACTTGTCAAATTTGAAACAATTGGTGTGCAATAAAAAGACGAAGTAACGATTCTATAAAAATTAGGTATTTTTTTATTATCTGATGAATTAATATATTCAATTCTATACCCTACCAATCCTTGAGGTGTAAATTTATTTCTATCATCTGAAGGAACATTTGATAAATCAATAATTAAACCCCTTACTGAAGGTAAGGATGCCAAAATTCCACAATCGGTAATCGTTGTTCTAATTTGTTTTGGTCTTATATGAAGTGTATAGATACCTAAATCAGAAAAATCATCAGATGTAAGTTTTAAATTATATAAACCGCCCAATATTTCAACATTTGGGGCGGACGTATCATCTGTTGTATCAGAATTATGATAAACAGGTGTTAAGACATCAACAGAATTTAATTTTTTAAATGTCACATCAGAAGTTGCGTTCCTATCTAAAACGTAATGAAAGTAGATTTCAACATCTTCTGGTGAAATGTCTGATGGTCGTATTATACCGTAAGAACCCGTTGCCATTTGTTTTTATTTATAAATATGAAAATTATTGTTTTCTGATATTAAAATATCCATTACCATAATAAGATAATTCTCCGGTATTTTCAATTTCAGATAATCTAAATGTTTTTTCAAGAACACCCTGTTTACCTCTTTCAACAAATATGTCCGAATATATTACAGGTTCATCAATAAACCCTAAGAAATGTTCATTTCTTGTTATAACACAATTAATTACTTCTTCTTTTGTAAATCCAGATGTTGCACCTGTAATTGTTGTTACACCATCTTCAAAATCTCTATAGTATAAATCATCAATAGTATATGCACTATAAACTAAATTATTTGTGATTCCCGTAGTTACCCCTGTATATGTGTTAGCACCATAAAGTTTCTTTTCGTTAATTCTACTCCTACCAATAGAAGCGTAATAAAATACAGTATTACCTGTGTATGTTCCATCACAATCACTGTCATAATCATTAAGATAATTTTGTGTTTGACCGGTAACATTAGAATATGGAATCGTAAAACCTGAAAAAGTACCCAAAGGATTTGGTATGGTTATGTTTGAAGGTATTTGAATTATTTTTTTTGTTTCAAATTGTGTCCATGGTGTATTTACCGAAATTGAAATCGTGGTTGTACCCGTGGAAGAATATGTTTTATTTGCGGTTATACCTGTTGCAGTTAAAATTGATGTTGTCCCATCTCCCCAATCAACCGTGAAATTTATATCATATATTTCAGATACTTTTGATGTGTCAATGGTGTTATAAACATAAACAGTATTACCTGTTTGTGTATATGAAAAATTACATATCTGTTCAACTTGTTCAATTTGCCCATCAAACCCAACCATCACACCCATTTCATCCACTGAACTTTCTAAAAAGACGGGAATATCGTGGTTATCGTATGCCTCTGATTTACTTATATTTTCCCATTCATATAATTTTAAACTTAAATCACAATCGGTGTCACCATATGACGTTCCATCTAAAGTTGTTCCCGACCAAATGTAATATCCTGAAGAAACAGTACCACCAGTAACATTAAAAATAATATAACCATCTAAAGAGTCTATTATATTTGTGCTAGTTAATTCAAGTAAACCACCTAAACTATTGTACCAATATGGTTTATCAACCGCATACAACTTTAAGTTGGGAATTGATTTCCTACGTATTTCGTATTTTAAAGGTGGTTTAATATCCATTATTGTCTTCTTTCATAAAAATTTATTGGAGCACTAAGTTGACCTTTTCGTGAACCCAATGAACCATTATATTGATAAACAATATATGAATAATCGGTTCTATCTATAATTACTTTATAATAAACATCTTCTTCTTCAATAATTTCTTGACCAATAGACTTTGATTTATTAACAAAATCAATAATTGTTCCATCTTTTGCGTTATAAAATTTTGCGGTCATATAAAAAGTATTTCCTGTGATGTTTGTTCCACTAAAAGGTGAATCATCTAAAAACCAAAAGAAATACATATTTTCGGTATTTCTATAATTTGAACCCGTAAAAACCGGAAGAAAAACAAAATCATTCAACGGTAACGTTGAACCAGATGGTGTTCCTGTAAAATAAACTTTTTCACCCAATGGTAATATTAAATTTTTTGAAAAGACCAATCGTCTATTTGTTTGATTTGGTGAATCATCGTTGGTTGTTTTGTAAAACTCTAAACGAAAAAAACTTTCAGTTGATTGTCTTAACATTTTTGCATTTTCTCTCAATGTTATACCAACTGACTCATAATTCTGATTATATACACTTGAGGTGTTTAGAAAATAAAAATTGTACCAAATATCAACTTGTGTAAATGTGGTTCCACTGGTAGATGTTACTGAATACGGTGAATGTATATATCTTGTTGTTTCATAGTTTTCAGCCGGATTTATTATGTCATATAAAATTTCTTGTTCCATTTGTTGTGCACTATCCGTCCACCCCAAATCTGACTTAAATGTTTGATTTGACGATAACAATATTTTTTGGTCGGTATCTTTTACTATAAATTTCATTAACACTTAAAACTTTCTATATTTTTAATTAAATCTTGTTTGTTTCTGTATATGTTCTCATTTCTTAAATAGAAATCAATATCACTTTTTACATAATGAATACCATTAATAAATGAAAAATTTGTACCTAAACCGTCCGAGTCAATAAACCCATGGTCATATAAATCTCTCCATTTCCACAACCCATCGTTTTGAAAATATTTTGCATTTTGTGGTAACCCGTATATTTGATTAGTTGTTGATGTTTCGATATATGGTGAAAGTTGTCTTAATTTAACCCTATGATGGGGTTGATAAAACAAACCAAATTTGTTCGTTGCAGACGCACCAGAAAAGGTGACAGTTGACCCTGTTTGACCATAATCAAAAACAAAAAGAGGGTTCGAGAATCTATGGTATGCTTCACTAATAATTCTTTCCTTTAGTTCAGAAACATTATATTCAACAAAGGCACCATGTAATATAGTGTTAATAGGAACATCAGTACCACCGGTAAAATTGTATGTTACCGAATTTATTGTTTTAGTGAATGCGGTTGTTGGAATTGAAGTTTCAATAGTTGTTGAGCCGTCAAAATGTTGGTCAACCCATGTGTCATGGAAATTAAATTTCCATCCAACTTTTGGTGGATAATCAAAATATCCATTTCTATTTGATAATAATGTTGTTACATAAATTTCAGTAGGTAAATATTTTAAATTATTTGTTAAACCTGTTAAAATGAATGGTTCTTTAAAATCGTAAATTAAAGACTCCATCATATTTCTTTCTACCAAATAATCACTAATACCTTCACTATTTTCTAATAATAATTTTTTTTCATTTTCCCAAATAGATGATTCAAATCCGGCTTTATCCAAAATATAATCACCTCTTTCTGTAAGTGTTTTATGTTTATGAACATAATATGTGGAGGTTGTACCCGTTAAATTATCTCTATCAATACATCTTTTACCAAACACAACAGTCGATAATGTTGTACCTGAAGGTAATTCTGATTTTGAAATATCTAAAACAAATTTTTCAGACCTAAAAATAGAATCACCAACGGAAATAACAGAGAATGTTCTCCCACTTGCACTAACTGAATTGTTTAATGTTCCTCCACTAATTGTTATGTATTCACCCGCCAATATTCCATGCTCAACGGGACTTGTTAATTTATATGTTCTACCATTATCTTCAACTCTAAACGGTATCCCGTCTCCTGAAACAAAATTAAACACCGTGTTACCACTTAAAGTATATTTCATCGGGTAACTTGTGTCGTGGTCATAAACATACGATAAATGAATATTCCAATTGTGGTACGGAGCCATTATACTCGATATTGAAACGTGACTTGACTCACCACTATAAGATATTGATGGGGTATATGTAGTTATCGAAGAAAGTGTTTGTACTGAATTAGATTGTCTTAACACATCTTTTCTAAGAAAAGCAAATTCGTTGTATGGTATGAATCCATCAAAATTATTATCTCCACCATCACCAACCAAATACAAATTCTTTAAAAGTGGCTCGTAGTCAGTGTCACCACTATACAAATTTCTGAAAACCATTTTTAGTTTTCCGTGTATTTTGTAAGAACTACTTTCGTTTCTTTCTTTATTAAATAATTCAACATTATTTAATATGACGTTTCTATCCCCTTCTCTTAAAAGGTTTTGTGTTTCATCCAATCCAATTCTAATATTTTGGTCAACATTTGTTGAACCAAAAAATTTTTTAGATGGTAATATTATTTTTTTCTTATCCATTATTCAGATGTTGGAAACGCTCCTTTAGGTCCAAATAGTTGAACAAACTTATCTACCGCAGTTTTGCCTGGTCTAATTCCAAAATAAAATAAAAATGGTGTGGATAATATTTGTAAATTACCCGTATAATTTTTTAATGTTGGTTTTAATATGTAATCAATATTGGTGTTCCACGATTGAGAATCCCATACACCAATACTACCTTTTCTAACCCATAAAGTACCTGCTAATGGAGTTTGAGTTGTTCCCGAAGTAATATGTAACACAGTGAACCCTTCTTCTTGATTATCGTATTGTAAATGAACATCAGTTGTGTCCTCAACATCAAATGAACCATCGTTTACATCTGCACCCGTTATATTAAAGGTATTACCTGAATAATCTTTTGTCATTGGAAACAAAACATAATTATATGTTGTGTCGCCCGTAAACGTATAACTAAATGTCATTCCCTGTAGTCTATGTGTCCTTATGGTATCGTAATCCCACGATTGATTATAACCTTCCCCAAAACCTTGTCCTTGTTTGTCCCAATAAAAAAACGGAACAATCTGTGATGATTCAGTCAACCTACCAGGTTCATTTAAACAAACCCTCACTCTATAACCATCATCATCCAAAACAAAATTTATTGGTATAGGTCCATTTAATGTTCCGGCTTGTGACCTAAATAATTGGGAATATGTGTCGGGGTCTAAAATTAATGGACTATATTGTCCGTAATATCTATTTTGTAAATCAAATTCCTCAACACCAACTTCGCTATTTATTGATATTAATTGTAAAACGTCTCCATTTAATATTTCTTTTGTTGTATTAAATGGGAGATACGAACTAAATCCATTATTTTGAAAAAAATCTCTATATTCAAATGTGTTATTGGTATCTAATCTATAGTTAATATAAAGCCCGAAAATTTCCTTAAAGTTTTGAAAAGATGTTGGCCCAATACTTCGAACAACCGAACAATTAGGGTCTAAAGATGGGTCGACACATATTTCTTTTATAAATTCATCTCTTGGTCCCAAATCCATAATTGTTGTTGGGTGTCTTAATGTACTGAATGTTGTTCCGTTACTTACTGTAGATTGAAAAGACGAACCATCCCACTTAGTTGACCTATAGTAAAATCTTTTAACAGGTTCACCAGTGGACTTTTCACTTACTTTATAATATAATAAATCGTCGCAATAATTTGTTCCTCTAACGTTCAAATCTAATGTTTCCTCATTATCCCATCTAACCCTTGCTTTAAAAGCAAACAGATAAAGAGAACCACCTAACCAATTTTCAATAAATGAATAATTTACAACACCTTCACAAAAAACTTTATTGATTAGTTTTCTTCTGGCATATTCTCTAATTAATTTAAAATTATATAACCAATTATTTGGAGATGCTGCTGGTATTATTGTATATGTCCCTTTTCTAAATTCAGAAAAACCACTTCTAGTACTACACGTCGAACAAGGATTACTATTCGTATTATATGATATTTGTCCAACAGGTAACAGACTTGTACACGATGTTCCGTTTTGAACCGTGACTAAAGCCGTATTGTTATAATCATCATTAATATTTGAGGCACAATACGTTTGTTTAACAAGTGTTTCATCGTATATTGTATTCTGCGTATCGCAACCTAAAGACAAATCACCGGTAGCACCAGATAAAGATTGTTGAGGTAGTTTAAGAGAAGAATCATATATTTCATAAGTGAATCCTGTCCATTGAAAATCACTTAAAGAAGAATTACCAACACTATCACCACTTATTGAACTATAACAACAAGAATTGGTTACTGACGATGGTCCAGAACAACCTATAGAATAATTCATACAACTTGATGTTGAAATATAAGATGTTAAATTACCATAAGACTCAATATCAGATATATCAACACGCAACACATACCACTTATTGTTTACCGGTGTTGGTATATCATAAACGCCATAGGAACATTCACCTATTGTTGCGTCACCAATAGATATTCTTACATTAGATAATGCAGTGTAACCGGAGGGTATTGAATAATAAAAGGCAACCATATAGGATAATCCTCTGGTTATTGTTCCCGCACTTTTTGTTACTGCATTTGTCCAATCAATTGAAAATGTCATAGTGCTAGGGTCGTCTAATATTGTTTCGATATATCCGCTACATGTTTTTATACTAGAGTGATAATATAAAACGTAATTATATACTGTTGAGCAAATACCATCAGTAAACGTAATACTTGATGAAGTATTTTGCGAAGAAGTTGGGTCGGTACAATCACACGTTCCGTTTGGGGTTTGTCCAGATGCACAAGCCGGTTGAGAAAAAGGTGTTACATATAAGTCACTAATGGACCATCGACCTTCAAAACAACTATTTGTTGGACACGGAGATGGATAATCATATTGTGGGGGTATTCCATTATTACCTAATCGATACACTAACCAACCAAAATTATTATTATCATATCCCTTATAACCAACTTGAGTTGCTGGTGAACCACAAGAAAATTGGTCAATTGTTAGTTCGGAATATGTATTTACCTCTAAAGTATTTAATCTATTAAGTTCATACGCATTTGCACTTCCATGTGGTAAATAACTTTTTAAAACAATAAAATACGTTTTACCGCTAATTGGTAAATTACTTGCAGTATATATAGTATCCAATGATTCACCAGTCGAATTACCGTTACAAGTTATTCCCGTAAAATTATAAGTGGGTAACGTTGAACCACTTGAAGACATAATGAACTCGTCAATTGTATTATCGGGGTCACATATTGGTGAATATGGAGAACCATTAATATTTAAAGTATCTCTAACCGCAACTCCTTCCCCGACTTTACAATATAGTTCATCAGGTCTTTCAGTTGGAATAAGTATTTGTTCACTTGAAAAATCTTCACAAGTTTCACACTCAGGATAAACAACAATTGATAAATTAACAGTACCAAATCGTTGTAATGGTTCAATAACTAATGAATCAAAAACTTCAAAAGGTCTCCAATCAATAAGGGTTACACCAAAAGCCCTAATATATATTCTAATACTATAAAGAAATTGAAACGGAACTATTAATACTTGTATTGCACCAATAAATGCTCCGTATATTATTCTTTCAAATATACTAATTACAGTTGCTAACAATATTGGAAAACTAAATCGTCTCCATCCATAATTAATTGGTGGTGTTACTATACTTGATTCACAGTCTTCTTCCTCTTTTGGTGATATGTCTTTTATACCAATATAGTTGTCTTTACCACCTTTAAAATGACTCCCCATATACGAACTTACCGTATATACTTTATTATATGTAAACCTGAAAAAATAATCTTCAGGATAATATCTACCGTATGTTTGATTAAAAATCACAGAGTTTGTTGTAGAACCAGTTGGATAATCGTTCCAATCTAAAGAAAACGCATAGGAACCATCAACGTCAGAATTATATTCTCGTATATTTGGTAACAAATAACTACCTGTAAATCTAACTCTACCTAATGTATTGTTCTTACCTGAAATTCTAAATCTATAACACGCTGATGTTGGTATACCTTTATTTGGGTCATTTGTGATTTCTGTTTCACCAAATTCGTTTGTGTACTGATATTCCATGTTCATGGGTAATGGAATCACAAACGAACCGTCTTCGTCTACATCTTCTTCTATTTGATACGTCTCTAATATTGGTCTACCCAATGAATCTTTTGAAGAAGTAAATCTTATCATTTCAATCTCCGCGGCAAAAGTTGTTAAATCACACTTTCTACCCATAGCACTTCTTGGTCGACAATTTTTGTTTAAGGTGTTTTTACCTTGGTCTGAATATATTGAACCCAATAAATATGCTTTGGGTTCTACTTTTACCCCTTGACTTGATAAATCAAAATCTGTTCTTGTTATTCCAATTTCACATAAATCCTCATTTCCCCAAAAAGGAAAAACTTCAATTGTTTGATTAAAAGATACTATTTGAGGTAATGAATCTAAATCATCAGATGATTTATATGAATATGTATTTTTAAAACTATCAACACCTCTACCTTGTCTTATAAAATCATCGGGTCTTAATGAAAAACACCCAATATCAGATAAATCAACATCAACATGTATGATTTGTGTACCAACAGGCACACCCCATATCATAAAATCACCAGCATCATTTGTTTTTACGGTATACTTATAATATTTTTCATAAACTTCTAAAATCTCTTCTCTTGTTAAAATATCTAATTGGTCAGGAAAAGTACCGGTTGGTTCGTGTCCACCGTGTTGTTTTCTACTTGGAAGTAAGTTGTATCGATAACCGTTTTCATTTCTATCGGTTACAGATGTATATGGGTATAATGAGGATATTACCGGGTCGTTCACATCATCATCTGAAATGGGTATAAAAATAGAAACTCTAGCATTTGGTACACCAAAACCATTGTTTACGAATATTCTACCACATACAACCCCATAATCAGAACACATGGAAGTATACGCTTCTGTCTGTGTAAATTTTAAAGACAATATCTCTAAAAGGTCGAAATCATTTTTTAATTCAACGACAACCTTTTGGTCTCTCCCAATGTTTGTAGAAATTCTATGTTTTTGCATTTCTATATAAATAGAAAATAAACAATTTTCTAATTAAAATAAATCCAATTTAAAACGTAGTTGTTCCTAATGTTTTAACTCTGACTTTAATATCTTTTTCGGGAAATCTAATTTGATATATTTGATTGGATTTCATGTAAATTGTCATGTCTGATTGTGCAATTTCTTTTGTGGATTCATTAACATAAGATTGTGCAACTTCTGATGATGAATATTCTCCACCTATGTTATTAAAAACTCTAATATCAACAGCATTTACTACACCCGTAACATCACCAATCATTCTAGATAAATCACCAACTAAAAGAGGGTCACCCATTTTTCTTTTATCTATTGAGAAATATTCAACAACATCTTGAATCACCGTTCTAACTATTTCTGTTTGATTACCGTTTTTATCTATTACAATATCTAACTCCAATGAAAAATCAACAACTTCTCCACTTTCGATTTCTAAAAAATCATTTACCATTCTATATTCTGACAAATAATTTATAATATTATTTTTTAAGGTTGTTGAAACGGTATCAATTAAATTACCATTTTCATCATATGATAGTAATTTGATTTTTATTTTATTATCTTCTTCCATTACATTAACTTTTGCAGGTGCACCATATAATGCTGGCATTGTTTCAATCATTGATTTATAATCATTTAATGTAACCGCCCTGTTTTGTGCCGCAAAATTATAAGATATCATGTTTCTAATTTCTTCAATTGTCGGTTGGTCCGCACCACCAATTGCTGGTGTTACGTTTGTTACCGTCAATGAATTTTGAACTTGAGTGTTTATATTTGAATTTGGTCCGTTAATAACAAAATCAATATCATCGGTACTTGTAATAATATTAATCCCTAAATTACTATCTCTACCACCCCCAATTCTATATTTTACAAATAAAGTCGTATTCGATTTAGGTAAAGCACCTAAAGATGTGTTATTTAGATATACTCCCAAATTAACTTTTAAATTACCCGTATTATAATCATCCAAATTATCCATTGGATTTACATTACCCGAACCAAACGTTATTGAGAAATAATTTTCGGGGGTGTATTCTGTTATAAATTTATTTGAAACCGATAGATATGTACCAGAAATAAAGTTATCCGAATCTGATGATGATGTTGGGTCAGGTATAAAAACTTTATCTTGCATTAAAGTTTTTACTTCGTACCACTTATTTGTCGAAGATAAAAATTCTGAATCAGTGGGGTTACTAGCAAAAGATGTACCTTCTTTGTGTATAATTGAAGAAACACCCAAAATGTTTTGTTCAGGTAAAAATATTTTTAAAAATGGTTTTTGGTCTAATTCAGTTATTACTCGTCTATATATTCTTGTAACACCATTGATAACAGCTTCTCTTTTTACAATAGAATACGATATTAGTCTATTGTTTCCATCAAAATTTGGTATTTTTAACCTGTTTGGTTCTCCTCTACTATTAAATGGATTTGAAAAATCAATATCATCTACCGTTTCAAAAACTTGACCACCACCTGAAACTTGTGCACCTGTTTTGATTGTACCCAAATATCTTGTATCTTCTTTGTCTCCTCTTACCGGTACTTGTATTGTAAAATCACACAAAGCAACAGATGGTCTATTTCCCGGTATTTTTAATCCATAAGTTTTAGCAATATGATACAAAGATTGTCTTTGTTGTGCAAAATCTAAAATTGTTTCTTGCCAAACCCTATCAATGTGAAAATGTAAATTGTCGGCAACCGCAGCATTCAAATCTAACAGTACTGAAAAAATAGATGCGTCGTTTGTATTTTTAATTAAATCGGGATAATATTCTCTAGTTAAATTAACTAATTCTTGTCTTAGACCGGCAAAATCTCTAACAGCGTATGATATTTTTTTACTCATATTAAATGTTTATAATTATAAAATCAGAAGAAACAAATGGTTCATTATTAATATCATAATCTACCCTAACTTTAGCCGTGTATGGTTTAGTTGAATAGTCTGAAACTCTAAATAATCTCGAGTCTTCATCTTCTTGTGGACTAGCGGGTTCTTCTTCGTCTTGGTCTGCAGCAGTTACTCTTATGGATTTTATTTCTAAATTAGGAATGAATGTTCTTACCGATGTTCTTATTTCATCTTCTATTTGTCCCCACGTAACCGCATCGTTTGGTTCAAAAATAAATTCAAATAACCTAGTACCAAAATCAGGTAAATAATATCTACTACCTTTTCTTGTTAACAAAAGGTGTATCAAATTTGCACGAATTTCTCTTTCAGGTGTTTCTGTCATTATTAAAAAATCACCTTTAAGACTTTGTCTAAATGGAAAATCTATACCATATGTTCCCGCCATGTTTATAAATATAGTAAAACAATAAATCTAAGTTTACATTTTCATTAATATGTTCATTAGTGTTTTTATTTTATTCCTTTCTTCCATTATATCAACATTTTTGTGAATAAATTTTGAACCTAAATCTGTTTTTAATGAAGGTTTATAAACAGCATCGGGATGTAAACTTTTCATCTTTTTTATCAACATTGAACCAAAACCTTCCCTTCTTCTATTCGGTCTAACTATAATATCACTAACTGTTATTTCATTATTGTAAACCGTGTATGCAACATAACCTATAATAGTTTCAGATTCAAATCCAATTGGGTTTTCGTCATCATCTTCGTAAATACCCAGTTCGTAGTTATCTTGTCCATCATAATGGTCAACGTGTTCGTGGTTAAAAATAATCTTTTTCATATATTATAAATATAAAAAAATCCCATCGAGTATTCGATGGGATTGTATATCGTTTAGTTTTCACCCCCTGTATGACCAAACGATTAGATGTTCAAGGTCAACCTTGACTATTAAGGGAGTCACCCAAAATTGTTGTTATGAACCACATCCTTCACATTCAAATGGCGAATCATTTGGTTTAATTGATAAAACCATTTCCTCAACATAATTACTTGTTAAGTTTGATTCTTTAACATTACTTATTTGATTTTCAACATTTGGTTTAGAAGTTGTTACATCAATACCCAACCCTTTAATTGGGTCAACAGCCGCCTTAGTTCTAAGATAGTACATTCCGGTTTTTAAACCAAGTTTCCACCCGTATAAATGAGCAGCCATAACTTTTGTTTTATTTGCGTTATCAATAAATAAATTTAATGACTGAGATTGGTCGATATAAATTGACCTATTTGCCGCCATTGTTAGAATTCTTTTTTGTGACATTTCCCAAACTGTCTTATAAATTTCTTTTACATCAACAGGTATCTCGGGTATGTTTTGAACCGAACCGTTTTCCATTATTAATTTTTTCTTTATTTCATCAGACCACAAACCTCTTTCCAACAATTCATTAACCAAATGTTTGTTGATTACAATGAACTCCCCACCTAGTGTTCTTCTTGAATAAAGATTGGATGTGAATGGTTCGAATGCCTCGTTATTACCTAAAATTTGAGCGGTAGATGCTGTTGGCATAGGTGCAACTAATAAAGAGTTTCTTATACCATATTTGACAACATCTTTTCTTAGCGATTTCCAATCCCATCTTCCACTTGTGTCCTTGTCTGTTTTACCCCATAACTCGTATTGAAATTGACCCTTAGATAAGGGAGAACCATCAAATGAAGAGTATGCCCCATTTTCAATAGCCAAGTCTGTAGATGATGTGAGAGCCGCGAAATAAATTGTTTCAAATATTTCTACTTGTAATTTGTCTGCATCCTCACTTTCAAAAGGTAATTTTAACATACAAAATACATCTGCCAATCCTTGAACACCTAAACCAACTGGTCTATGTTTCATGTTTGAAAGTTTTGTTTCCTCAGTAGGATAAAAATTTAAATCAATAACGTTGTTTAAGTTTTTTACAACTTGATACACATATTCATATAGTAAATCGTGATTAAATTCTTTGTTGACTATGTATTTTGGTAAAGCAATTGATGCTAAATTACAAACCGCTTGTTCTTCTGAAGAAGAAAATTCTAGAATTTCAGTGCAATTAAATGTTTTTAATCCTTGTGAAATAAAAATATGTTCATCATTATAAATTGTTGGACAATAAACATCTTCTTTACCCACATATTCTATGGATTTTACTTTATATCCCTTTTTCGTATTATCCCGAAATTCACGATTATCAATGATTATGTTTTTTCTATCAAGAAACCCTATTTTTTCATTTATTTTTTGTGAGTCATTTTTATTACCAACAATTAATCTATAACAATCTTTTGTTTTGTATAGTGAATATCCACCTTTACCATTTGGTAATGACCGTTGACCTCCATTTCTTAACAATCTAATAGATGTTTGAAGACCTAAATTTTGAAAAATTAATTGAAGCTCTTTTAAAAAATCAATATTTATGTCGGCATAACTTATTTGTGTTGGCTCCCCTTTTGATTTATTTTTATTAGCTGTTCCATCAGCAAATAATAAACCCCGCAAATAAGACCATTGCGTTTCTTCATTTGAAGACCAAATCCATTCGGGTACATATCCCTTTTCAAAGAGTAATTCTTTTTTAAAAAATTCACTAGATAATCTTTTTTTCTTTACTTTAGAAAATGAAACAACACAATCTATAAATTTACCACCTTTAGTTGAATATCTAGGTTTATACTCGTATTTTGAATATAATTTTTGAATTTTGTTTTCAATCTCTTCAACTAAATCAAAATCATTTTCCCATAAATCAAATAAAATTGATGATTTGTTTTGTGTACCATCTGATTGATATAAACCCAATAAAAAGGCCTCATCTACCATTTCTTTTGAACCAAACAATCCTTTATTAGTTTGTACTGCTATTTTATCACCTATTTTTAAATCCTTACATTCAATACGTGTTATATTATTTCTTGAGTCAATTACAGGTATTCCATGATATGGTGTTACTTTATGTTCCATACCATTTTCTAATGTTATTTTATAAACATCTTCATTTTCACCTCGTTTAATCATTTTGGATGATTTGACAATTTCAGAACCATTAAAAAGTTCTAATTCCACATCCATTTCACACAATTCTTTGGCTGTTAAGTAACCCTTTGTTGTCACCACTCTTTGGTCACCTGTTATACACAAATTAGATGATTTTATTGTACCTAAATTCTTTTGGTTTGATTTGTAATTAGCAGCATCCTTATATAACATATAAGGAACACCTGTTTCAATTTGAGCAGTTAAAATAGCGTCCATTAATTTTCTGGCCTTTACAACTTTTCTAGCCCTACCCTCCTTTTCGTATCTTTCATATAACTCAGTAAAATCTTGTGTAAATTTGTATGGGTCATCATATACGTCAGATAATCCAGGTGCCTCATCTGGTGAAAATAATGACCATTCTAAATCTTGTTCTACTCTTTTCATAAATAAGTCAGGGACCCACATTGCTAAAAATAAATCTCTAGCCCTTAATTCTTCTTTTCCATGATTTTTTCTTAATTCAATAAACTCAAATACATCTGAGTGCCATGGTTCAAGATAAACAGCGAATGAACCGCGGCGGCGACCCCCTTGGTTAATCCAACGAGCAACTTCATTGTATGTTTTCATCATTGGTAACAAACCATCTGATTCTCCACCAGTACCTTTGATATATGCACCTTTACCTCTTACATCATGAACATGTAAACCAATACCACCGGCCCATTTAGATATCTTCGCGACATCTTTTATTGTGTCAAATAAACCATCAATATCATCACCTTTATTACCAATCAAGAAACAGGACGACATTTGTGGTCTGTGTGTTCCTGCGTTAAATAAAGTAGGTGTTGCGTGTGTATAATAATGTTGTGATAAATCATCATAAATTCTTAAAGCGGTCTCTATGTCATTATTACAAATACCAACAGCAACTCTCATGTACATGTATTGTGGTCTTTCAACAATACGATTACCAATCTTTAATAGATATGAACGTTCTAATGTTTTAAACCCAAAATAATCAAAATCAAAATCTCTTTCTTGAATAATCGCACCATCTAAAACATCCTTATATTGTTGAACAAAATTATAGGTTTCATTTGAAATTAATGAAGATTCCTTATTTGTTTTCGGTTCAACAAATAAATGCAATTCCTTGATTGAATGTGAGAATTTTTTTGGTGTGGTTTTATGTAAATTAGATACCGCCAATCTACCAGCTAATTTTGCGTAATCTGAGTGAGAGGTGACAAGAGATGCCGCAGTTTCCGCTGCTAAAACATCTAACTCTGTTGTTGATATACCGTCATAAATACCTTGTGTCACTTTAAGGGTTATCAATGTCGGGTCAACATATTCAAGATTTAAATCATCGCAAAAATTTTGAATTCTTCTTGTAATTTTGTCATATCTCATTTCTTCCAATGAGCCATCTCTTTTTTTAACTTTCATATCTTTAAATTTTAAAAATCAACATCATCAAATGAACCACTCATATCCTCAATAGATGTAACAGTATTCACACCCGCTTTTTGGTATTCAGCAACTCTTTTTTCAAAGAAATTAGTTTTACCTTGAAGTGCGATATTTTGCATAAAATCAAAAGGGTTCTCAACATTATATACTTTAGAACAATTTAAAGAAACTAATAGTCTATCTGTAACAAATTCCAAATATTGAGACATTAGGTCAGAATTCATCCCAATTAATCTAACAGGTAATGCCTCAAGAATAAATTCTTTTTCTACTTCTAAAGCACCACATATGATTTCTTTTATTTTCTTTTCAGACAATTTATTTTGAATATGTTGATTGTATAGATGACAAGCAAAGTCACAGTGCATACCTTCGTCTCTTGAGATTAATTCATTTGAGAAAGTTAGACCGGGCATTAATCCACGTTTTTTCAACCAAAAAATTGAACAAAATGAACCCGAAAAGAAGATACCTTCAACAGCGGCAAAAGCAATTAATCTTTCAACAAACGAATCGGAGTTAATCCACTTTATTGCCCATTCCGCTTTCTTTTTAATTGCCGGAATAGTTTCAATCGCATTGAATAATTTATTTTGTTCCTGTTTGTCTTTAATATAAGTGTCAATTAACAACGAATAGGTTTCACTATGAATATTTTCCATCATAATTTGAAAACCATAAAACATTTTCGCTTCAGTGTATTGAACTTCATTAACAAAATTCATCGCTAAATTTTCATTAACAATACCATCAGATGCAGCAAAAAACGCCAAAACATGTTTTACGAAATGTTGTTCATCTTCGTTTAATTTATTTTCCCAATCATAGATATCATCCTTTAAATCTATTTCTTCCGCGGTCCAAAAACAAGCCTGTTGTTGTTTATAAAGCCTCCAAATGTCATGATATTCAATTGGAAAAAGGACAAAGCGACCCGGATTTTCTTGTAAAATCTTTTCTTTCATAATTATAATTTTTTTTTTAATTTGTGTTCAACATTTGATTTCTACGGATAAAAGCTTCTTTTGCTCTCGTAGCGTTGTCTTTTTGTTTCTCCTCTTTGTGTCCGAGAAGAGTTGTTTGAGATTCGGTATCAATAATCAAATATTCATTATCAAATTTACAGTTTTGCCATATAATACCGTCCTTACCTATTCTTGATTTAAGAAGGGTCATAGTTGCCATTTTGTGGTCTTTTTGTTCAATAGTTTTACCTATCGATAGAATCACGTGAGCAATTTGAGCTTTTTTAATTGAACCACCCATTTGGTCACTATTAACCACTTCTGATGAAATAGATTCCCTATTACCTTGAGTAGCGGTCCATATTACTAAATTAAATTCATTTGTCATAGATTCTAAACTTCTCATTACGGAACCCTCACCTTTCCATTCATCCCCATATTGTGATTTTTCTGGTGATATACAATCAACGTAATCAATTATCAATAAGTCTATTTTTTTTCCTTCAGATAATCTTTTTCTAATTCTTGTTTTTATTTCAGAAATGGTAACAGAATCACTTGGTAATTTTAACAAATCAAGACTCCCCTTACTGTTTGTACTTTTTTCTAAAACAGCATTTTTTACTAATTCTTTATTATCTGGTTGTTCATCTGGTGAAACACCCGACCATATGGTATAATGTTTACGTTTAATAACATCTGTACTATCCTCAAAAAATACTTGAAGCACATTGAAACCGTAGTTATATGCCGTGTTAGCAAATAAAGTTAATAATGTCGATTTCCCTGTACCTGTTGGTGCTAATACTACACCTAATTCACCTATACCTAAACCACCTTTAAGTACACTGTCTAAACCACTGATACCAGTTGGTATGGGGCACCTATTATCCTTTTCTAACGCTTGGTCAATGTTTTGAAAAACATCGACGGTCTCATCGGGCGGTAGACCAACTCTAAGTGCTTTCTGTATTATCCCCTCAATTTTATGATATTCTTGAAATGCCCCGTTTTCAATAATAGTATTGACATGTTTAATCTCTTTTTTGAGATTTTGTTGTTTACAAAAATTTAACGCCTCTTCTTGGACCATAGGGTCCTCTTTGGTGTTATCCATTAAATCTTGTATTGTATCAAGATGGACTCTAGCAGATTCTTGAGAACCATACTCCATCACAATTGTCTGTGATAAACTCTGATAATCAGGAATTTTATTATATTTTTGATAATACTCTTTAATGTGTTGGGTAATGTATTTAAATGATTGATTGTCAAAGTATTTGCTTTCAATTACATCAATAATTTGTTCTCCATATTTTTTGTTTTCGATAATTGCTTTTAAAAGTGTTTGTTGAAATGATGCTCCTAGAAATCCAAAATTTTTTTCTGACATGTTTTTTTATTTTTTATAATTCATAATTTAAATACGTTGTTTCCAAATCTTTAGAAGACAATACGTTTGTTAGTTCTGATAAATATCTTTTAAGATATGGACGAATATCTACAGTATACCTTACCTTCGGGTGATAATAGTTAGCCGGAAACATACTTCTGATAAATACTTCATCACCTAACTTAATTTCCAAAACAAAGTACTCTTGAGTACTGTCTAATTTAGTTTCGGAGTCATCCGAATCGTAAAAAAATTCCATGTTATCGTATAGATAATCCATAGTTTTTATTTTTAAATCTTCACCAATTTCATCGCAAATATTTTTTACAATGTAGTATAAATCCATAGAATGGCGAATCTGTGGATTGTACTCTCTTACGTTGAAAAACCTTTGACATACGATATTGTTTTCAAGTGTAAGTAGAAATTCGAATTTTAATAGTTCTTGATTATTCATTTGTTTTGATTTTAATTGTTTTTTTATTTTTTTCTTTTCTTGTTAATCTTAAAAATGGGTTTAAAAATTTTATCCATGCATCATCCGATTTTGGTAGTAGTAAAAATAATCCATCCTCAATCATCATCTTCATTGTGTTTTTATATGAACGACCCTCTGAATCCATATAATCATCCACTAATAAAGATATTGATTCTTTAGCGTCTTCGGTTAAAAATGGGGAATCAAGACTAACTATTTTTTCATTAACTTGAAAAAACTCCTCTCCCAAAACACCGTATTTAGTAACACCAGTTATAAAATTAGTTATTGACTTGTTATGTTTATCATTTTCAAACAAATCATTAAATTTATTTCTTATGTATTCTAATGTTAATTGCCTTTCTTTTAATTCAGGAACAGCATTTACCAATTTTGTGATTCCTAAACTTTTTATTCCCGCGATATTATCGGATTTATCACCACATATCATTTTAACAAATTTAACATTTTCAATCAAAATTTCTTCTTGTTCGTATGTAAACATATCATTTTGTTGATAAAATTTACTATACGATGGATTATATATCCTTGTTTTTTCAGAAACTAATTGAGTAAGGTCACCATCCCCTGAAAAAATAATCTTATTTTCATTTGGTGAATTTTGAACATAATACGCAATCGAGTCATCACTTTCACAATATTCATATTCACCTTGTCTAACATATAGGTCTTCTAAATATTGTTTTATCCTATTTCTTTCTCTTGTGTATGAATTTAATTCTTCTTCTGTCCTAATTCTAACCCTTCTATTTTGTTTATATTGGTGATAAAAACCTCTTCTAGTTTGTGAACCGTTTTCTCCATCCCAAAAAACAACTACTTTATCTAAATGATGTTTATCAATAAAGATACGAATAGTATTGATGAAATGATATATCCCACCAATATGTTCCCCTTTATGAAAATGATTTTTTAGTGCAAAAAACCCGATTGTTAGTAAATTATCGCCATCTACTAAAAGTACATTAGACATTTATCATTGTTCTAATTGTTAAACAATCAAGATTCATCTGAATCTTCTTCAAAAATAACTGAGTCTTTTAACTCAAAATCACCACCACCTATTTTTTCTTTCCAAAAGTTAGAGTATTCTTTTTTATAAGTTTCTAACGATTCTTTTGTATCAGGAATGTATCCATTATGAACGACAATCACTTTCCCATCTTTATATCCCAAACCATTGACGTGATTTTTTATTATTGATATTTTTGTTCTAATGGCGTATGTGATTTTTCTACCATCTTTTACCGCATCAATATGATTGATTCCCGATTTTTTCTGATTACCAAACAAGAAAACTAACGCAGATGCCAACCAAAGAGCCTCCCCACCTTTTGCTTTAATTTCTGGTTGACCAAAAGGATTATCAGGTAATTCAACCCATGGTTGATTAACCACAACCATTGTCAAATAATATGAATTTTCTGCGGAAGGATAATCTTCTTTTTTTGATTTGGTAATTCTCGCATGTATTCCCATTCCAATTTTATCTGACAATACACTGGCGTTATGTTGTTTTCCTCCTTTACCTTCAAAGGTCATTTTACATGGAATTGAACCTATCGAGTCCCAACAAAGTAATATATTTCTTGGGATGTCACCATTTTCATGAGCGTCTATAATCTCATTAACAAAATCGGTTGCTTGTTCAATATACTCAAAAGAATCGTTAAAGATGAAATCTCCTGACCATTCACCGTTTTCATCTTTTTTTGCTTCAAGACCCAATTCAACTGCGTGTTCCCATTTCCATTTTCTTTCAGTGATAATGAAGACAACTAAATCACCTCTCCTTTGAGCGTCAACCGCAGACAATATCATTGCGGTTGTCTTTGATGAATTAGTGTGGCCCAAAAACATGTTTATATTACCCATAACGGGACCCGGTAAACCACATGCACCATTAAAGGTTTCACCACAATAATAAAATTTCTCTTCTTTGTATTTTGTTTTAGAAGAAAATTTTGAAATATAATCGAATTCTTTTTTCTTAATTGGCATTGTATATTTTATAATTTTTTGTTTAAAAAAATAAGAGCATGGACACAGTGTCTATGATAGTGTCCATGCTCAATCTTAATTAGAATGGTAGTTCGTCGTCTTCAGTAAAACCTTCTTGTGGGTCAACATAATCAGGTTCTTGTGTTTGTGGTTGTTCTGTTTTATTAGAGCCCCCGATTTTTTCTTCACCTGAAGATGTGGACACCCACTTACCTGTAACGCTGTCCCATTTTGGATTTTGGTCAGTTGCAACCATTTCCAAATACTCTTCTGGTTTTTTCGAATAAACATCAGACCAAATTAATGGGTCGTTAATCCAAGAATCCGCAACTGATTTATCTTCATGCAATGGACTTGGGTCCTCGGGGATAATCTGAGTAATTGTGGTATAATCCCTACCATTACCTGCTTTTGAAAGGTTCAAATTCAAAATCAAATCTCGTCCTTTTAATGGGTCGGTAATATCACCTTTGTTCCTAAATAAAGGAATCAATTTATCATAAACACCTTCACTTTTTGTGTTATACTTAAAACGCCAAAATTTTACACCATCCTGTTCATTATCTCTATCAATCAATTTAACGATAAAGAATTTGCGAGAACGATATTGACGAGCAAGTACTTTATCGGATTCAACTCCTGATGTCATTAAACCTTCACGAACTTCATCCAATGGAGAACGTTTTCCCTCTTGTTTTGGGTCATAAAGTTTAACCCAATCTCCATTTACTTGGATTTCATGAAAAAAGACCTCTACAAAAGGTGAGCCATCTTTTGCGGGAAGAATCCTAATTCTTTTTTCTTGACTACGAATACCTTTAGGTAAAACGGTAGTGAAGTATTTTTTCATCCTGTCTTCTTGAGACATTCCAACGGTGCCACTTGTGGCTTGTTTGTTTTTTTCGTACTGTGCTAGTACTGCTTCTAATGTTGACATAATTTTTTGTTTTTAATTGTATCTAAAATATACGTAATAAAAATCAAATTTCAAAACGTTATCAATTTTTTTTTGTATTGGTAGGGGAAGCGGGACTCGAACCCACAACCTCGTGCTCCCAAAGCACGTAATCTAACCAATTGATATATTCCCCTGTTTTTCCCCACCCTGAGATTTGGGGTGAGGAGGAACAAAAGTCCCAAACGCGGTTCGTATGGGAATCGAACCCATGACCTTCGCAGTGACAGTGCGATATTGTAACCAACTCTACTAACGAACCTAACTTATTCTAAAGTTAAAAGATACAATAATTTATTTAAATTTCCAAGTATTTCGTCTCTTATATTTAATAAATCTGTATCCGCGGTTCTATCTAAGTCTTCGGAGAATTGTATTAAACCCTCTGTACATGTTTTTATCATATCAGACGGGTTCATTTCTGATAAATTAATTAACTTAATTGTTTTTGTTTCTTCATCTAAAATAAATCTACCATATTTACCCATCGCTATTTCAACAAAATCATCAATTAAATCCGATAATGCATCATATGTTTTACCAAATGCTTCATGTCTAGCAACACCTTTGGTTTGCCAATGATTTATTTTTAATTGTAATTGTAATCCAATTAAAAGGTTTACTTTAGAACTTAAATTCATCTTCTTCTTGTTCTGGATTAAAACTATTTCTTATTGTATCTAAGGAATAATCATCAATATCTTGTTTAGTTAAAACATATTCGTTTTTACCAGACTGTTGCATTTCTGTTTGTTTTTGAGCAAAAAATTGTTGGGGATTTAAATTAAATGGATACGAATCTAATGACCTTAACTGCAATTTTTCTTGTGGGGTTTTTTCTTTCATAGTTTCAACTTTATTACCCAATTCATCTATCTTGCTAATAACAGAGTCCATTTGAGATAATTTTTGTTCCAAATCATTTAACTTGGTGAAAACACTATCCATTTTATTCACTACTTCCATGTTTTCTGTGTTTTTATCATCTAAATCTTTTTTAATTGATTTAGTCATATTAACCAAGTCAGTTATATCTATTTCTTCTGTCTCAGGTTCAACAGGAGCATCGGATGGTAGTGGTGTCACACCAGGGTCGGATGGTGGTAAACCGGCAGTATCTGCTGGTGGTGATGCTGTGGGGTCCATGGCGGTATCAGCTGGTGGTAATTCCGCTTGTTCCATTAAACGATTAGTGTAATTGTTAATTGCTCTGTGTCGAGCAATTTCTTCCATTAATTTTTTTTCTAAATTTTTCATATTAATCTTGTAAAAGTTGTCTACCGTCTTCAGTTATGTATTTTTTATTTATTCTTTCAACAATACCATCTTTAGACCTTATTACATAACACTCACCTGTTTGTAAATCACATTCCTCTGTCTCGGTGTTGTTTAATTTTTTGGTTGTCTTTGTTTTACTCATAAAATTATCTAAAGACTTATTAAAATTTTCACTGTTCATATTTCTTTTTTTATATAAATATTCAAAAAAAAGAAAATATCCAATTATTCCATATTAAAATAAACAACGTCACCATCAAATAATTTAAGTTCACTCATTAATTTCTTTGATAACGCGATTCCATAAGTACTACTTATTGGTCCTATTGCAACGGGCCCTTCCGCAACAATTGTTCCTAAAGACGAATCCAATTGATAATTTGGGTTAACGACAACCGTTTTATTATTTTTTGGATTTTTAAAAGTTGTTTTCGCGGTTCTAATTAAATCTGCGGTGATTTGTCTTGATAGTTGAAAATTAACCATAAAATACTTGTAATTGGTATTTTGAATGTCTGAGAATTTAATACCATTTGCAATATTCATACTTGTTGTATCATTAATCGTATTCCCCGTTCCACCCATTTGTACAACCAATCCTCTTAACCAAATTTGGTTATTATTTTTTACCTTTTGAATAGTTCTTTGTTCATTAAATCCATTAAATGGTACACCAAACTTATTAATACCAACATCTTCTAACTTATTAAGTATTTGTTCTCCTTGAATAATTTTACCTCCCCTATCTGTAATGTAATTTATTTTCTGGTATAGAACTGTTTCTTGTGTATCGGTTTTATTAGATTCTCGTTGTTTTACTATTCTAGCTGCTTTAGATTGTATCTTATCAAACAATATTCTATAACTAGCAATAAAAGAGTCCTTTGGGTCGGGTAAAGATGAATATGGTAGTCTTGTACCAGAAAATGTTGTAGATATATTATTTGATTTTATTGTGTGTGTCACTTCGGTTATCCAATATGAACCTCTAAACATGGGTACGTTTTTCAAATAAAAAAACATTGTTGGTTGTATCATGACATTACCCATGGAAGTTACGTCACACTTGTAAGATGCTTGTTTATAGTAATCAAATAACGAAACATCAACATTATATACACCTGCACCTGAAGCTGACCTAGTTAAATTCTCCAAAACAAGAAACGATTCGGATGTGTTTTTTAAACTTGTTTGGTCAAGTGTAAGTCCTTTAAATATTCCTTGATTTTGGTCTCCAAAACTAACTTCAAAAGCAACAACCCGATTAGATTTTGATAGGTCATTTCTTGAAAAGTTTTCTAAAGACGTTATCAACAAAGGATTATTATTTTGACTTCCAACATAAAAACCATCGTCTGTAAACTTGTATGGTTTACTATTTGACATATCCAATCTTTTTGAATTGTTCCCAACTAATTGAATAATAATTTTTGGTGTCGATTCTTGGTAATCAACTTCTAAAAATGTTCCGAACAAATCTGATGCAACTTTTTTTGAAGGTCTTATTTTATTTTTGATATTGACATTGTTTCCATAAAAATTTATGTATGCCGGTAATGCCCTCATATCCAATCCCGTTCCTTGGATTAACATGGATATTGCTCCGTACAAAGATTGTTTTAAATTTTTTGGTTGTAGAAGGTCTTTAAATCTATCGATATTAAGATACAATTTATCTCCAATGTCTCGATTTGCTTTATCTAAAAATAAAAATTCTTCTAACAATAATCTTTGCCCGATTGAATTACCCGATGTCCATTTGTCATTAAATGATTTGAACGTGTTATATAATTCTAATTTTGTATTATCACTATTATAACCTCTAAACATATCAATTCTAGATGCTGGGTTTTTTGATTTTTTACTATCTAAATTTGGAAAGTTAACCAAAAGTTGAGTTAAAAAATATCTAAATCTAATATCGGAACCTTCAGCAATTATATTTCCACCGGTATTTTTAATAATGACCTCATTTTTAAGATAGTTTAAAAAAGAAGACCTGCTAGCCGCACCTCCATTTTTTCTATATCCACCATAAATTTGAGCAAATGGTCTATGTCTTTTTATATTGTCTTCAGTTAATTTGATATTGTTAACACTAAAAAACTCTAAATAGTATCCGTCAATATCTTCTCCAATGTATAATTTTATAAAATTTTGATTTGTTGAGTTAATGTCAGAAGAACTAAATGGTTGTGTTAAATATGTTGTATCGGGATTTGATTTTGTCATTCCATACAATATAAAAGGGTCGATTTCTTTTGGGTTTGATAAACTAAACTGTATTAGATTATTACTACCTAAAATACTATTGGTTATACTTTCTGCCGCCTCTTTTTGTTTTCGTTTCAAATTATCAATTAGTAAATCAATGTCGGATAATAATATTGGGTCTTGTGGTAAATTGGTTTTATCAATAACACTTAATCTTGTTAATACATCTTGGAATTTTTGAAAATTCAAATTATTGAATGGTTTATAAGGCAATTCATCGTTCATTTTTTGACTAGCAAAATCCAAAAAATAACTTTCGAAATATTCGAGAATTGTTGGACTAAATGTACCAATTAAATCAATTGCTTTTTTATAATTTGTAGATATAGAATAAGTGTTTCCTGTTGTTCTAAAATATTCATAAGGTGTTGGAAAAGTTTGACCAGTAAATGAATTAGTTATGGTATCATCTAAAAACCATAAGGTTCTAAAACCAATTTGTTGTACGAAATCAAATGAATTATCAGTATAAACAAATATTTTTGCACTAGAATAATCACCAATAGATGGTAAAAGAGTGTATGTCTTTTCGTCCGTTTTATACTTTGTATTGTCAACTATTACATCCCAATAGTTCATTTGCGTTTTTGTCCTGACTCTATGTATTATACTATTATTCAAAGTATTTGCAGAATAGGAAGAATTACCCAATGAATTGTTGTAATGAGTATAATCATTAACAATTTGACTATATATTGATTGATAAAAGGGGCTCAGTCCTACACTTGTGTAACCAGTGTACGATACATTAAGAGTTGAACCGGTTGTTGTTGATACTTTGGGGGTTATTGTAAAAGTATATCCTGAATTATTATCAAAGAATGTTTGACCTGACAATGGTTTAGTGACATAACTTGAATTTATTGCACCTTCTAAAATGTCATATCCGTCAATAAGATGTGTTTTGTATCTGTGGTAAATGGACCCCCATTTTAACAATAAATGATATGGAATGAAATGTGTAGAACCAATTTCTCTAAATAAGGAAGATGTTAGTATTGATGTGTTTCCAAATGTGATTTGGTCATCTAAATCAATAAAAGGTAAAGAATTAAGTAAAAGATACGCCGAACCCGCATATTTACCGTTTACTGTAGATTTATTGAAATCATAGTAAAGTTGATTATGGAAGTATGGTGTATTTAAAATCGAAACCGTGTTTCCTGTTACACTAACAGTATTTGAAAAGAAATTAGTTAAATTATTTCCTCCTGATTTTACCCATGAGTTTGGATTAATTGGTGACGATATAAAACCATTAGAAGATTCATGTTTTAATATTCCGTTAAATTTAAAATTATCATCACTAAAGGTTGTTTTGTTTATGTATCCCAAATATGTATTTGAATTAAATGGGTATATGTTTTTTCTATATGATTCTGGTCGATAATTTAACAAATAGTTATTTATTTTATCACTATCTAATCCACCGTCTTTTATTGTAACGTTTAAATTATAACTTTCAAACTTGAAAGGTTCCTCTAATGTTTCAACCAAATAATTGGTTGTAGGTAACGTGTCTTTGTATTTTGAAAATTTATCATAAGGTGATGAGATAAACAAATAACCACTGTACTCGGTTTGTGTTTTAGGGTTATTATTTTCGTCTAATTCGATTTTACCGTTTTCGTCTTTTTTTGTTTGTTGATATTCGACCCTAATGAAATCATCTACTGACCTTATTCTTTTAGCAATTTCTATCAAATCACCATCTTCTTCTATTGACTTTTTAATATTATTAAACTCTTCATTTGCCAACTCAGTTAACATTTCATTAGTAAAAGAATCAAACATCGTTAAAAATCTGGCTCTTTCATAGATTTCATATAAAAATGATGCGTAATCTTTATCAATATAAGGCACTCTACTTATAATAAAATCGGTCGTTGATATTGGTGAGACACTGTTTAAATCTGCATTAGAATCAAACACATAGTTAACATCGTTTCTTGTTGGTTCATTTTGTACATTTGTTTCAACTCTATTTGTATTAATTTTAATATACTCCTCCACAAAATCAACTTCGGGCCATTTAGTACTATCATACGATTCTAACTTGTGAATAAGTTGTTCATCGCCAGGATATGCAATCACATTTATTTTTCCACCCTGTTGTGGTTTTGAAACTTCGGGCCACGGATAAATACTCTCACCTTTGGATTCTTTTGAAAGATTTTTGACCGAATTTTTTCTACTTAAAGAAGCGGTGAATGCTTTGTTGTGTACATCTTTCATTAGTCGGATATAAACTTCAGCATTTGCCAATAAAACAGCGAACATATTTCTAATTGTTGGTTCAAATCCAAATCCTTCTTTTCCTTTGATTATTTCATTCATTCTAAACTCAACATCATCTTCCAATTTTTTTCTTTGTTCTTCGAATGATTTTCTTATCTGAAAGATATCGTTAAAAATACCATCAATATTAATTACCACTTTTTTGTCAGTTAGTATTTTATAATATGTTGACGCACTTTTCGATTTTTTTATTGATATTTTTTTAAAATCACCAGTAGTATTGTTAGAAAGTGTTTGAGTAAACAATCTATTTTTTTCGATGGTTTCATTAAAATTTTTTATTAACAATTCTAACGTTCCATTTTTATCACCAACTACGGTGTCCAATTTTGTTTTATCTTTTAATGAAGTATAATACCAAAATTCATCCTCACTTATCTTTTCAGATTCATTGGATAAATTCTTTTTTGCCCACGCTTTAAAAGAATTTTCGTAATTATTTATTGTTTCATCCAATTCTTTAACTCCTTGAAAAACACCCATATCAACACCACTAAAAATTTGTTGTTCTAAAATCTTATCCAAACTTTCCGCTATGTAACCCATTTCTGTTAATGTTCTTACAGGAAATCCTTTTGGTATTAATCCCTTTTGTTCGTACTGTCTGTAAACAGATTTTAATATTTGATAACCTCTTGAGGAGTGAGATACTGTTTTTTCATACAATCCTGTTTTTTCATTAAAACTTGTATTTTTGTTTTCTTCAACTAAAAACATGTAAGGACATGTTATTATTTGAGATAATGTAATGTCGTTCATCCAAGCATATGTTGAACCCACGAAAATGGTTGATATTTCAAAATTTCCATTAGATTCATTGAATCTTGATGAAAACTTTGTCATGTGTAATCTATATCTTATTGCCTTTCCATAGTAACCTTTTACAGTTAGATAAAATATTGGCCATGGTAAATGAAAAAACGCTCTATATGGTGAATTTTCACTTGATTCAAATAAAGTTTTACCTCTAACATCTATAAAACTTATATTAACAGTTGGAACAAAATTCGCTCCTTTAATTGAAATACTGATGGAATCAATACCAAAACTTTGACCACTAGTATCTTTAAATTGATTTTCACCAAACGTCACATCATAACCATTTTTATAGTTCGATTCTTGACCTTGTATTGGTTTTGGAACAAATGCATCTGTCCAAGTTGCGTCAAAATTACCGTCTCCGGTTGCATTTTTTAAAAAATTTAAATTACCACCAGCAATTTGTGTCAATGTGTTTCCCTTATCGTTATCAGATATTAATACTGTTCTAGGTACTAAATCGGCTTCCAAGTTTACGTACATAACCAAGTTCTCTTGTTTATGTCCTCTTGGTTGTATTTCTCCATTAGAATCTACAACACTATTTGGGTCAACATAAACAAGATTATTTTGGTCAACTTTTACTAAAATATTTTCACTATTCGTGTAGTCTCTATTGTTCGCCATAATACAAGTTATATAATTCTACATTTCTTTTGTAGTCTTGTAAAGAAATAACTAATGGAAAAGGAATACGTAAAACAAAATTATCAGGTATCTCAAACTCCAATCCACCAACAGTTGGATTGGCTTGGAGAATTAACCAACCAAAGACGGGTGAACCATAATGCTCCAAAGATAATCTATCTAATCTGTCTCTGCCTTTTTTAAAGAACATATACTTGTCTGTTGTTTTTATTGGTATTTCAATACCGGGAACAACTCTAAAAGAACCATCTTCTATAAAAAACTGATATCTATCAAAATACTGCCTACTCATTATTTTTTTCTATAAAAATTTAATTTATTTGTCACTTCATTTGATTCTGAAAATATTTTAGTTGATTCATTTATAATTGTTCCATTTGTTTCATCCGATATGGTTATAACATCAAAGTTTATTTCTTTACCATTTTTTCTGTCTTTAAATTTTGTAAATTTAAAATCCTTTTTATTCGGTACATTAATAAAATTTTGTAATCTTGTTTTTAACTTGTTCTTTACTGTTTCAGGATAAAGAGATGTATCAGTAAAAAGATTCATGAATGATTCTATTTTATCAAATAATAATTGACTGATAATAAAATCAAAATCAGAAGATTGTATTGTTGGATTTAAAAAAGTAATGTTTGTCGATAAATCAACAGTTAATTTTGAATGATTTTCTTCAATATACGTTATACATGACTCATATTCCTTATATAATAAATCTGAAGTAAATCCCGAAAACTGAAGGCTTTTTACTGTATCATTGTCGATAGTAGAATCTTTTGCATTTTTTATAACAAAGTTTAATTTATCTAATGTTTTTATTAAATCGTTTCTCGATTCTTCTAATTCTTTTAATATTTCACCATCAGAAATCTTATCTACTTTTTCCTGAATTACCTTTTTAATAAATGGTTTTATTATTTTTTCATTTGTATCTATTAACAAAGAGCCCGTGATTACTTTATCAAAAGTAAACAAATTTGATAAATATGTTGTTGATGAATTATCAATAAAATTATTTAACGCCAGTTCCAAACCTTCAGAATAAACAGATAATTCTTTTCTTTTTTCATGTAAACCAAATAATTCCAATACTTTACCAGGTGTTGGCGACGTTGAAGTATAAACATCATATTGGTATATTGGTCTATAATCATTTTTTAATAACATTGTTGTTATGTCTTTCCCGTATTTTGTATATATTTGATTGTATATTGAAACATATTTTTCAAAATAATTTTTTGTTAAATCAAAAAGGTTTGTTACTAATTCTGTGTAACTCATTTCTTCAACGTTCGTTGTATTTCCAACAGGCACACCCATGTAATTATTTTGGGTAATATTTTTATTGTTTTTTATTAAATCTGCACTTGGTGTAATATTGTAGTATGATTGGTTTAGTTTATCTAAAAAGTCTTTTGTAAATTCTTCAGGTGTCATTCCACCAATTGTTTCATTTGTTGAAATTGACCTTTCATCGTACATTTCGGTATTCGCAAAGAAATTAGACGACAACGCGTTTTGAAGTCTTTCAACGGGTTTAGATAACCCATGACCACCAATGAATGAAACTTGTAACGTAACACTTGCAACCATCGGTTGAATACCAATACCTTCGGGATTTAAATCCCAAAGTATTTGGCCACCATCATCGTAATTAATTTGAACATCTCTTATTACTACTTTTGAGTGATAAAAATCACCGATTCTAATTACACAAATTGGTGGTGGACCAAAAGATGTGTTTCTTGCGTTTAAATCTGAATCTTCAGATATACCTTTTATCGGTATTGTGTCACCAGGTCTAACACACTGTAATAAAAATGTTAACCTACTATTTAAACCTTCAGGTGTCATCGAGTGAAAAGCAGGGTGGAAATATTTTAATTTGTCTTTAAGGGACTTAAAAGATATGGGGTCGGTTTCTTCTAATTTTTTAAAATAAAAACATTCTGAAAGAGTTTTTGCAATGACTCTTTTTATTGGGTCAATTGGTGGTTTTTTGGATGGTTGTGAAATTGGTATTTTACCATTTGGTTCTACTGTCGTAACTGGATTAGTTGGATTATTTTTTGGTTGAGACGCCGGTTGTTCGGTTCTTGAACGATTTTCATATTTCAATTCGAATGTCGTTTGTCTACAATAAAATGATATTGGTGAATATGTACCAAGTTCCCTAACTTTTATAAAATCTTTACCTATACAGTTTGTTTCGGGTTGTCCACCAGTAAAATTTTCACCGTAATTAACTGATTCAACAATAATTTTACCATCATAATCATATCCAAAGTCTTTGATTTTATATTCTTTTATTATCTCAATTGGTTTTCCTCTTTCGATAATTAATTTATCATTATCCCCAAGATTTTTATTTGTTGGTGTTAAATCGCTTATCCATATCATATTTGGTTTTTTTCCTCCATTCGATATAGTATCAAATATATCTTGTAAAACACTATGACTTCTCCTAATCGCCAATCTTTCGTTATAGTCAGAGGAAGCCGAAGAAGATGCTGAAGATGAAATTTTAATACGAATGTCTTCTGCTGTTTTACCAGATAGTTTTGATTTTAATTCATTAAGAGAAGATTGGTAATCGGAATATCCCGAAGTCGCTTTATCGAAATAGTCTCCGATTTTTGTTTTTTGCTCATCGATTAAAGATTGAGTAATTGTTACATTTTCATTACCAAAAATATAACTTTTTTCTTTTTTAACTTGAACATCGTTTTGTGAAAATCCTGTTAATTGTTTGATAAGAGTATCTAACTGATTAATATATGTTGTTTTTCTTGTTGGTATATAAGAATTATATAATTCTGAATAATTTCGTGATGTTTCTAATGATTTACTATTTGGGTCAGGTCTATCATTATCAAATTTTAAATTGAAAGTTTTTTGAGTTGGTGGACCAGATTCATCTTTAACAGTAGGTGTTACCGGTGTTTCTACAACCGGCGGTTCTGTTGTTACTTTATATTGTTGAATAAATTCGGGGTCTTTTCCTTTGTCTAAAAAATTTTGTAATAGTTTTATATCGTTAGAATCTAATTGTGTGTATCTTCTAACTAAATCATAAAAATCTAATTCTTCACAACCAGCAAAAAACGCATTAATGTAGTTTTCAGCTTCATCATCGCTCATTCCTTTAAAGTGTTCTCTGACCAACAAATTTAAAATACTTGGGTGGTCAACAATGACTTTAAAACTTATTGTCCCCGTTCTACTTGTGTCTTGATATGTGTAAATTGGTTCAGGTCTACCTAAAAAGGTATTGTCTTGCCATCTAGCCGCATTATTCTCATTTACTTTCAAATCATAAGGAGGAAACCACATAACCCTACCTCCATTGTTACCTCTTTCACAATATGGTAAATCGTTATATGTGAACCCCATTGTGTTTGAAGTTTTCCATGCCAAGTTTTCAATTGAAAACATATATTTTTTAGCATAAAACCCATCACCAGGTGGTCCTTGAAATATATTTGTTGAATTTTTTGCCCCAAATGAATTATTTCCCGTTGAGTCATAATTACCACTAGACATTGGTGCAATATTAATATTCCATGGTCTACTGTCACCACCCATAACACTATCATCAAACTTTCTAAGGTTTGCCGTTTTTTTCATTGTGTCGGTGTAATTCATGTAAGACCTATCTTTTGTCCAAACTCGACAATATTCTGCACCCGTTTCTTGATTAAATTTATCGACAAATTTTATTGCCGAACCTCTAGATAACATTGAGTCCCCTTCTTTGAAAATTCTACTTGTTTGGTCAATAACATTACCAACGTGTGTTCTCGATGCAATACCGTCTTTAGGCATTGAATTCAAAATTTCTTGTGTTAAACCAAGAATAGAATCTTCTCTAAAATCGTAGTTCGTTGACTTTGAATCGTTATATCCATTAGCCTCTTGTGATTGAAATTCATTATTATATAACCCAATTTTATTTTGAGAGTTTTTACTTATCCATGTTAATTTACCACTAATTTGACCACCCTGAGTTATATTTCTTTGTTTTTCAAATAAATTTGCTTGAACAGGGTCAAACATTAAACTTAAATAGTAACTACTTTTTACAACTCTGTCATTAAAATCTGACATTGTATATTTAACGTCCTCACCTCTATCATCACCAATATACGCAACCCCTTTTGGTGCTTCTAAACCTAATAAATTTCTTACACCGGCACCAACCCTATCAGTAAAATTAAATAATTTTGATGATTGTTGTGAACGGGCAGTAGTTGTATAATTTGGGGCGTATTTTGAATATGACAGTTGGTCATATAGTGTTTGTCTTTGTCCTTCCCCCATGTATTCAACAAATAAATCGGAAGGTTTCCTCCCCAATTTTGGTCTTCTTTCTATCCCAATTAAACTTCCTAAAACACCCGTAACATCTTGTAAAATGGCACCGGTCTCTGTTCTTGGTGTTGGTCTATTTTCAATTGGATTTCTTGGGTTTGTTAAATAATCACCAGGTATTTCACTAAATGGAAATTCAAGTCCGGCAACTGTTTGAAGGAAATCAACACCCTTACCTATTAAAGTTTTATCAACAGTAATTTTATAGTTTTTTTGAACTAAAGGTTCTCTACCTGTAACGAGATTTATCGCAGTAGCAGTGTTACCTTCCAACGCATCGATTAATCTAACCCTACCTAAAGTTGCGGATGTTAAGTTTTGTTGTATTCTTGCGAAAACGGGGCCTAATTTATTTTCTCGAATATTTTGAGTCGCGAATTTCATTAATCTTGAATCGTTTTCAAAATTTTGACCACCCATTATTCCAATTAAATTGGGGGATTGTGTCATCGTAAACGAATCAAGATAACCGTCAGATATATCTCCATTATTAATCCAAGCCAACATTGGTAGCGTTGTATCGGTATATTCTTCTATTGTATTATCAGGTGCTCTGTATAAATTTTGACCAAAAGTATTTGCAAAAAATACCGACCAATTTGTTTTTACATCACCGGGGTCAACATTTGCAAAATTATTTAAATTTTGAACAACATAATTGGTATCCGTAAAGGTTTGTGGTCCGTTCGGTCTATTTAAAGTTTTTGAAATTAAATAATCTCTAAAAACCTTGGTGTTATTAAAATCTAAGTATGTTGGCATCTATTATATAAATAGATATTTTTTGATTTTTTTAACTAAATGTTCCAATATATTCTCTATAATCTGATGTCATTGCCATTTGATTCATAATTTCGTTTCTTATTGCATCCGCATTGACATTACTATTAATTGAAATTTCTAATTTTTTATTTTCACTAACAACATTACCGCCTCTGTTTTTGGTTTCATCTATTGCGTAAATCGTGTCGTTTATACTTGGAATAATAATATCTTTTTGATTTGGTCTAATAATGGCATCTTCCACTTTTTTTGTAACAAAATCATATCCCGTACCCTTAATCTCTCCCTTTTTACCCGTTAAAAGTTGACCTATCTCATTTTGACCACTTTTTGTTTGATTTAAATATTCATTAGTATTTTTTAAATATTCATCCACTTTTGAAAGACCTCCTCGAACACCACTAGCAAAATCAACTTTCATCATTGTAACTATTTCTGAAACATTAAGACCTATTTTTTGCATTTCAGTATATTGTTCTAACGCAATATCTTTGGCACTCATTTTTTCGAATACTTCTTGATTATTCAATAAAACTTGTACTTGTTCGCTATTTAATTCATCCAAAGCAACTCTTGTTTGGTTACTAAATTCTCCAAATAATTCCTTTGGAACGTCGATAACCATTTTACCACCCTCCATTCTCGCTAAGTTCGTAATAAACTCTTGTTGTTTTTCGTCAAGATTAAATCCTCCTGCCAATAAATCTGCAGACGCTGATGTTCTTTCAGCCGCTTTTATCGCGGTGGTTGATAATTCGTCCATACTCATGCCTAATTCACCAGCTAATGCCCTTGCTTTTCTTAAATTAACACCAGTGATTTCAAATTTACCCAATTCTGAATTATATGTTGCTAAAGAACCTGCAACACCAATCATTGCTTCTTGTAATCCACCAGCATCGTTTGTTGCCATATACATCAACTTTAAAGGGTCGTTAAAGTCTCCGATAGCCCCACCTATTGCCTGTAAATTCGCGGATAATCCAATTGCTTGGTCAGGGTCAAATAGTTTTTCGGCTAAAGTAAACACACTTTGCATACTCATTTTAAATTCAATAGATTTTTGAACCATTCTTGTTAATCCATCAAATCCATTTTTAAAACCGTATTGGTTTAAATTTTTCATGTTTGTTTCGATTTCTGAAACAACTTTTCTTGCATTTAAACCTAAACTAATTGAGCTTGTACCAGCTTGATTTATTTTGTCTAAGGCATCTGCCGCACCAAAACCCGTTTTTTCGTATGTTCCAATCATCTTCCCAAGAGTATCTAAATCACCAACAAATGCTCTTGATGTTACAGCCATGTCTCCAATTACTTCTCTATTATATAAAGTAAATTTACCCTGTTCTTCTATCATTGCCGTAATCGTATCCTTAACATCCTCAAATCCATAACCCATAGATATCATTTGAGGTAAAGTTTCCACAATTTCGGTTCTTAACCCTCTAGACAGTTTTCCTGAAATACCAATTTTTGAATTTATCTGATTGTGTAAATTCACTTCTTGTTCTAGTATTTCCGCACCCTTTGATGTCACCTCAGTTAACATGGATTTAAAAAAATTTGAACCCACATTTTTTAAATTCTCACCAAAATTACCTTTTCCAAAAAGACCACCGTCACCAAATGTTCCACTTATTAATGATTGTACACCGTCAATAATATTAGACGCTTGAATCATTTCTGAACTTTGTACTTTATACGATTGGACACTTTGGTTTAAATTTTGTATTTTTTTTAAAGGTTCAATATCAACAGAACCCGATGATGATTGAGACGGTGTGTTTACTCTATTTTGTGATGACATATATTCATTCCAAGCTTGTAGAAATGCGGTTGACTCGCCCGGGTCAATTGCCCCACACGCACTTATATATATTTGAAGATTACCTCCGCTTTGATTGGCTAATCTTCTAAAATCCCCAAGATTCCTCATAAAATTGTTTACATATAAATATCAATTTTATTTATTTTCCAATTCTTGGATATAGTTAACATAATATCGTCTAATCGATATTGGCATTGAAAGAATATCCCCGTAGGAGAATCCTCTTCTTATTAGATATAAGATTTCGTCTAATTGAGACTTTCTATAGTCCGTAGAAAGGGCGAAAAAATTCGACCCCAAATCCAATAACAATTTGGATATTCTCTCCTGATGGGGTCATTACTTCTTTTTTTAGGTCAATTGCGGGTCTATTCTCTCTAACATATTTTCTAAAGTCTTGAGAATCTTTAATTGGTAGATTTTCAATGAAATTTCTAATGTTCATTGGGTCTTTATTACCAGCCACCGATTTAATCATAAATTCAAGTTGTTTTGTGACAATTGGTGGTACACCAACTCCATTCCAACTTTTTTCAATTTGTTCGATTTCTTTTTCTTGTTTTTTTGTTAAAAATTTAAAAGTGATATCAATTTTTGAAACGTTGGTGGTATATTTAAATTCACCGTTTTCATTTGGTTCGAGATTAAAATCTTTAAACGACAACTCACTTAAATCAAAAGTAACATCGAATTCTTTACCTGTTTTTCCGTCAGTTATTTTATAACTGTATTCAGAACCAAAAGCGGTGTTTCTTAAAAATATTAAAACCGCCATTCTATCCTCATCCACTAAATCATCTAATTCAATATCTTTATCGATTATTTTTCTTTTTAACAACTCATCAATAACAGTATTGTTTTGGATTAAGTTTGATGAAGATAATATATTTTCATCTGCAGCGGTTAAATATGCAACTCTTACTGATTTTTTTTTATTTTTATAAAAAATACCTCTTGAAGGTAATTCAACAACATCATAAGCAATGTTGGGGTCAATTTTAAATTCTTCCATTTTATTTATTTTCTTCGTTTGATTTAAATGTTAATAGTGTCGATTCTTTATCCATAATGAATTTAAATTTATTTGTTTGTAATTCACTATTTGAATAAGATTGTTCTTTTTCAAAATTTGAACCTTTTATTTTAAATTCTAATGAACTTATTATTTCACCAATAGGTGAAAGATAATCTATTTTAACACCAGTAATATCAAAAAAATCTTTTGGGTTAAAAATATAGTTTACTGTCTCATAAAATTCGGTGGTAAAAATTAAATCATCACCTTCGTTATAAATTTTATATTTCCTAAAAAGAAATTGAGGAACATATACACCAATTACGTTGATTATATATCTATTTTCAATTAGTGGTTCGATTGGTTCAAATTTAAATATGTCATTCATAAATTTATCTTTTAACTATAACTATTATAAAATACAAAACTATATAAAAAAGTAAAGGTCTTCCTTTTGAGAAGACCCTTTCTATTGATAAAATTATTTTTTTTAAATTAGTACACCAAAATACATCTATCTGGTCGTAAAGAGCAAGTAATTGTTGCAATTTCATCTCTTGAATAATCCAATTCATTGAAGTTTAAATCGGTGATGAATGTACCTTGCATAATCCATTTCTCAACAACTACACCCGTCGGGTCTAACATTTCTAGTTCAATATCTTTCTTATAACCAGCAGCATAACCCATTCTACCTGTAACAGATTCTGCATGCAATCTAAACCATTCCATTAAAGCCTGTGCTGCCGATGGACCAATTGGGTCTCTAAAAGTTACTCTCATTTCAGCCCATTCAAATCTACCAGCAACATACGTTGAAGTATTTAAAAATGGTATTGCTACCGAGTTTATTTTTGCCGAAGGTCTAGCTGCGGATGATACATACCATTCATTAATTCCCAATGAAGATGGGAACCTCAAAATGAATCTATTTTGACGTTTCGGTTCGTATGGAACCGGCATTTTCATTAATAAATCTGCCATTTTTTTTCTTTATTTTTATTATTCTTTATTATAAATACTCTGTTTATTAAAATTTTTTTTTATAATTACTTGGTTTTTTCTTTTTTTTTATTTATCTTTTATTAGCCCAGTATATACTAGTATTTATTATTTCTAGTTTTTATTATCTAGTTTTTATTATTTCTAGTTTATTTAACATTTATTATCTACTAGTTTTATATACTGGTGTAATATACTGGGTAATTTTTTAAATATTTTCAAAAGAAGCGCCTGTAGGTGTAATTATGAATTCCACATCAATAAACTCCAATGAACGAGTTGGTTTAATATAGATTTTACCTCTCAAAGTATTTGCATCTATATCCTCCGGGTCATTCGATACTGTTACTCTGAATTCATAGACACCTCTTTCTCTTTTTATTGATTCCAATATTGGATTAACTAATCTTAAGAACTCATTACGAACTTGTTCATCATTTTGTTCAAATAAAAGTCTAACCGCAACTGCTGATATTAATTTTCTTGCTCTCAATAAAAGTCGTCTTACGTTTATTCTATCCAAAGCAGATTCTCTAACTTGTAAAGTTTTGTTACCCCAAATTATGGTACCTGTATCAGCAAAAGTCGCAATTGGGTTGATTCTATTCTTATACAAATCGTCTCTTTCATCCAATGTTAATTTTTTGTATGCTTTGATTGAATTAACCAAACCTCTTGAATAACCAGCAACCGCGAACCATGGGAATGAAACATTATCAGTTAACGCAATGTTCCTCAATACTTCACCTGTTGGTGGTAAAAACAATTGTGTTGCATTATCCACATCTCTCACTTGAATCCACGGCCAATATGTTGCTGAATAGTTACTATCAATCGATACTAAATCTAATGAATCGATAATCTCATCACTCGTTGTTTGATTTGGACTTGATATTACATACAAAGAATCTGCCCTATCTTCCTCAACCATTTCAATCGAGTAGGCTGTCAATGAACTATGGTCATAAAAGTTAATACCCGGCGTTGCAAATATATTAATGTCAACTGCTTCAGGGTTTGCGAAGGTATCGATACCTTGTATATATGAGTAATAATCAGAATTACCTGAAATAGTACTAAACACACCTCCATTTGAAGTATTACCACTTACATATGTTGGTTTACCAAAGATATAACTATCACCATATGTTCTTACATTTCTGTAAATGTCCCAACCATCAAATCCACCACATACAGCCAATGTAAACTTTCTATAGTTAATATTTGTTAATTTATTGTTTGTTGCATCTGTTTGACCTTCTAAATCGTATGATGTTGTTAAATACGTCGTACCTGTCAAAGTTGAAGCGTTTGTTGATAAGTGAAACCCTTCAGTTGATGAAGTTGCATTTATTCCTTTAAATTTAAATAAATCTCTATCAAATGTATTTTGACTAACTTGATTACCTAAACCAAAATATGTTCTTCTTAGTTTATCACCTGAAGATAGAATTGGTGTACCATCCGCTTCATATCCCATAATATCACCAGCATCGTAGAATTCCGTTTTATACATAACAGACCCCAAAGTTTTTGTATCAAATGTACTGTTTGAAACAAAACCTTTAAAACCCGCAGGATATGCGTCCGATGGTGCACTATTACTCATCGATAACATAATATATCTTGAACGTAATTCATATTCTCCATCGGAGGTACCAATCTTTCTTGCAACATATCCAGGTAAATCTGGGTTCATTGAACATCTTGAAAATTTTTCAAGTACAACAATATTATCATCAGTATCGTTAAAGTCCCTAACAATTAAATCGAATTCACCTGTTTCAATATTAATGTTTATTATCGATATTTTTACTTCAAAATTAGCACTGTCCCCATCCGAAATGGTGATGATGTCAAACAAATCAACAACTTCACCACCACGAACTTCTGAAACAATTGTCGGAGAAACAGGTGTGTCCCATTTTGTTCTAAAAGAATTTCCTTCACTTTCATAGATTTCTGTTAAACTTAAACCTCTGATATAACCTTGTTTGTAAGCCTCTAAAAGATAATTGGGGTATGATTCAAAAACATAAATCGGAACATCACCTTTTAATCTATCGTAAACATCGGTCCCAAATACTTTAGTTACATATTTTGAAGAAGTACTATCCATACTACATGTAAAAGATTTTGCCCCACTTGTTGCACCTGTTACGTTTACGGTGAATTCAGATAAAGGATTTGATGTCAAACCAGTCCCACTAATGTTAAAACTGGAATCCGTAGTTACTTCGAGATTTAATGTTTGTCCAACATATGAACCTCTCGGTCTAAAAGATAAAATTATCTTTCCATCGTAGTCACTATTCAAAGTTGCGTTATAGGTATATCTTGTTACATCAAACCTTGAAGTACCACTATTGTAAACAAATAAATAAGAATATACCTCAGTGCTTCCTGTATTAACTAAAACATTATACCACTCTTTGTTATTGTTATTATTTGCGTTATCTAAACCTGTTAATGGAGAAACTTCTTCTAAAGAAGAGGTTAATGATGTTGTACCCGAAGATGGTACATTTCCCATAACAAACCATTGACCGTGATTTGACGAAGTATTACCGCTAAAATTAGATACAATATAATCAGTAATATAATTACCGTCTACTGAAATTTTATCGGACAATTCCGAATATATCGTACTACCCGTAATTGTACTCGTGGTTGCTGACATGGTTAAACCACTTGTTGTTCCACTTAAAGTTCCTAAAGTAACTCCACCAATAGTTTGTACTCCAAAACTTTTACTTGGCATATATCCCGTTAAACCTAATATCCTTGTAACAAATAATTGGTTTGATTCTTCTAAGTATGATTTGGCAAAATATGGTAATTCAAATTTTGGGTTACCATTTCCATCTTTAAGTGGAGACGTTGTTCCAAAATATGATTTAAATTCATCAAAATCTGTTATTAAAATTGGTTCAAACGCGGGACCTTTTAAGGTCTCACCTACTAAACCAAGTGTACTTACACCCACGCTTTGAGCTACAAAAGTTAAATCTTTTTCTGATGTGTATACACCAGGAGATACAAAAACTCTATTTGAATTTGCCATTTTTATATTGTTTGGTTATATTATTTTATTTCTTTTTATAATAAATATTATCACATTTACCAAAGATTCCCTTTATTTTA